AAATTGGTATGCAAACGATATTGGTAAAGATGGAGTAAATTCATCATTCTACAACACAACCCCAAGTAATGGAAATGCGCCCGCTCTGTATCTCCATAAAAGTTGAACTGTCCATCAATCAGAACCTCTTTAATCTTATTAATTACAGGTTTCCCAGTACCTAATCCAATATGATTATTACCTTTATTAGCTGGAATATATTTCTGACATATAACTATATCATCATAGGAATCAAACTCTTTACCAATAACGTCTTCAAATGAAGTTCTTAAACTAAAAGCAACAGCCTTCTTAAGAAAAATCTCTAACCAATCTTCTAATATAGTAACTGGAATTATATAACCTTGAGAAGGTTCTCCTCTAAGTTTTACTGCTCTTACTCTACCGTGTTTATTAAAGAATCCTCTTTGAGTTACATCTGCATTTAAAGTTTTCTCCTCAAAGCTATTACTCCAAGCTAAGAAATCTTTATTAATAGCACATTCTAATGGAAAATATACATAGATATCTCCATCTTTTGCTTCTAAACCAGTAATAACATTATTAAAATCAATAGTTGCTACTTGAAGTTTATCTGCATTGGAATGTTTTCTTAATCCTTCTAATTTAACTATCTTAGCTCGATAATTAGTATCTTCTAAATTTATTTTTAACATATCTTTAAAATTAAAATGGCTTTTCTACCCTTTTATAACCATTGATTCCTGCTGAGCTTATCCGAGTTTCTTAGTCTTTAAACTAATACAAGGGCACAGGAATTTTTCTATTAATATTCTAACATATTATAGAGATTCTCAATCTGTTCATTGGTAACCTCTTGGCAACCAAATTTAACTTTTCCTCTCATAATAACAGGATAATATCCAGCTATTTTCTCAGGAACTTCAGGAATATCAAAATCTTCAGGAGCTTCTGGACAAGCTAAATTCTTAAGCCCTTCACTTTCTGCTGAATTCCAATCAGTGTTAATAGAAATTACTTTTGCAAATCCTAATGATGGAACATCTTCTTCTTCAACTGGTTCTCCTGCAAAATTATTTAAGAAATAAACCATTTCGTCATTTTCTTTATCTCTGAAAACAACTCCTTCTATTGGTCGTCCATTATACATAGCAGTAAAGAAAGTACCTGATGGAATTTCTTTAATCTCTGTTACTCTATTAACTACCACTACATTCTTTCCAGAATTAGTTATTTCTACTTCTTCAGAATAAGAATTCTTACTTAAAACTTTTTCAGTTGGTTTTACAACTACTTTTTTCTTACTTGCAGCTTTTTTTGCTGGTGCTTTTTTTGTTGCCATTGTTTACTTTTTAATTATTCGTTTTCTTTTATTACATACAAAACTTTTGGAAATTCTCCAAAAACAAACTTAGTTACATCGCATAACCATATCTTCATAGTTTCAAAATAAGGAGAACTATAATAATATTCTGCTCCAGATTCTACTTCACTATTTATAATCTCTAATTTATCTGCTCCTTCAACTTTAGTTTTATAAAGTCTAAGAGTTACTTCAGCTAATAAATCTAGCATAGTGTCTGCACCTGCTACCATTTCTAGCTCAGCCTTTGAGCCTTTCCAATCTGGTAGAACTACATACCATCTACCATCTAATTCTCTATTAAATTTTATCCTTTCCATTAAAAATAAATATTAGAAATTATTAATTCCATAAGAACAAAAGCTATTACTGCAACTATTGCAGAATTTTTTCTAGTCTTATATAAGTTATAAATTCCATTTTTATCACTTTTAGCTGTACCACCAATTAAATTAGTAGCAAAGCCATTGTTATAAACTGTAATTCCTAATGCTTTATTTTTTTCTTCCATATATACACCATCGTGTATTAAAGGATGTATTCCTCTACTACATAATAATGTAAATACACATAATAATGTAGGCCACAATCTATCTAAACTTTGAAAGCTGCAAAATACACAAGTTAAAATAATACAAGCTAAATACCATAAACAATGAATAAATAAATATTCAACATGTTTATCCGTCCATCCTAATAGCCAATCTTCATCATGATTCTCATAATCTTTTTTAGCTTCAATAAATCCAGATAAATAGGACATACATAAGCAACTACATAATACACAAAATAACCATGTTACCATATCTATTTATTTTAAGTCCAATATTTTTTGTAATTCATCCAACTACCAAATATAAAACCACCATTCATACCTATAAGCACTAGAGCAGCTACTCCATAAGCCTTAGATATAATTGATGGTATACCTATAAACAAAGAGAAAAGGAGAATTATTAAAAATGTAATTCTCCTTACTCTAGTTTCTTTCATATAATTTATAAATCCCTTCATTCTAAACTTTTTTCATATTCTGAATGTGTTACTCTATAATACTTTAAACAATCCTTACATTGCATTCTATGTTTTATTACTCCAGCTGCAGATACAACTTTACCTTGATGATAATGATTATCTCCTCCACAATTAGGACAAGAACATTTATCATTACCTAATAAAACACCAACATGAGTCTTATATTTACTATAGACATTTAATTTATCATAAATTTGTTGCAATCTAATTACATCGACTTTACAATATTTCTCCATCTTCTCCATTGCTTTTTCATCATTATCCAAAACAATAGATTTCCATGTAGAAAAATCAACATGCATTTTATTTCCAACACCTAAAAATCCACCAATATAATCTAGCTTATTACTATTAAATCTAAATCCAATTTTGGCTAACTTTATAGTATCTATTTGTGTATAATCAGGAAACATTGTTATTCCATGATATATACACCTAGTTCTTATCCATTTAATATCATATTGATCACTATTATGTCCAATAATTTCATCAGCAGTATTTAATACTTCTATGAACTTCTCTAACATAGCTTTATCATCTCCATTATCCCAATGAAGACTATGTACTTTAGATTCTCCAGCCCATTTATAACAAATACAAATGATTGCTCTTTCTTTTAATATATTCTCTGGTGGGATTTGTAATTTATACCCTACACTCCAACTAAATACCACATTAGGACTTGTTTCTATATCAAAGAAAAGTCTCCTAACTTTAGGCTTTTTAGGTTTCTTTGCTTCAACAGTTTCAATTAGCTCTTCAGCTTTATCCTCAGATATTTTATCCTGAGGATTAACTACAATAGTTTTATCCTCAGAATCCTCTGGTTTTACTTTAGATTTCTTAATTTCGTTAATAGCTACTGTAACATCTGAACTATTAACTGTTTTATTCCAACGTTCTTCTAATAAATCAGTAATAAAACTGGCTGATTTCTTTAAGTAACCTTGTTTATCAACTAAAAAATCATAAATCTTCTTTTGACGTTTTGTCATATTTTATTTATTTAGTCTATATCAGTATAAAGCTCATCCTTTTTCATAGCTTCCGCTACTTTATACTTATCAGAATAGCATTCAATATCTAAATCAGGAATACTTGCAGCTTCCTGGTGCCTAGGTATATGTTTAATTCCATATTTTTCCTCAGCAGTTAAAAATGCCTTTTCTCTTTTATACAATATATCCATGATATTACTATCTGCTTTTAAGCCATGAAAAGATTGTATTTTATCCTTATATTCTTTGCTAAACTGACTATATTTACCTTGTATAAATAAATCATAGTTTTTAGCATGTTCCTCTGGTAAATTAAAAACATACATAGTATGGAACTTATCAGGTTCATACATCATTTTAAACAATGAATGTTTCTTCAAAAGTTTCTCAAACTCTAGGTATTGAGTGGTGCCAGAGAATCTATACAATAATAGTATATTATCTCTAACCTCATTATTATCTAAGTCATCAATAAAACAATTTCTAAAGTTTCCTCTAGGCCCTGAACTCTCAGGTATGTAAAATTGACTAAGTTTATCTCCTATCATAGGTAACATATATGTCATGCTTCTATTACCATCTCCTATCTTCCAACTCATATCTTCCTTCTTATCTATCTTCGTGTATTCCTACCATCACTGGAAATCTAGGTATTTCATCATCCGTCCATTCAAAAAATCTTATATTAGCAACTTTACCAATATAGTTCTTTTTATTTAATAGGAACTCTTCTCGTTCTTTATGCGAGTATTTCATTCCCGCTCTAAATGTCTTATCTTTATATTTTAAAACTGGTACACCCCAGTCTGGTCTTTGTTCTGCAGGCTCTATATCTATAATAGTTGCATCTAAATCTAAAAAGTCTTTATACTTTAACAGATTTGAACTTCTTCCATTAACTTTATATCCTACATCTCCCCACCTAACTATTGAGCCTTCGTATCCATCTCCTATATTAAGAGAATGAAATCTTTGTAAATCTGCTTTATTATTTATAGGTAATGTAGAAACATACTCTATAAATTCAAACTTATTAGCTTTTATTAAACCAAAATTAGCGAAACTTCTATCAGTAAAGCATTCAGCAGAAACTCTATCATAAACATGATATTTAACTTTTTCAGTTTCACCCTCTCTATACTTCTTAATAAGTTTCATATTCTCTTGAAAACTTAATCCATGAGAGTATAATTCTCCATCTAATATTTGATCATTTAAATCAACTAATTCGTTGATTATATGTTCCATATTATTGATAATTTTACCATCTCTAGAAACTAGAGTGACATTACCATTTTTAATATGAGCTAAACAACGCATACCATCTAATTTAGGCTGAATGTAGGCTGTAGACCAATCTATTTTGTCCTCTTCATCAGCATAAGTTTTAGCTAACATAGGAAGAATTACTTCTTCTGTATTTGCTTCTTTTATAGTTCTAAAATAACCTTCATCAAGCTTTTGCTTTATTAAGGCTTTGTACTCAGATTTAGCTTGCGTATTACCATCAGTAGCATTAGATTTACCAATATTCTTTGGTTTACAAGTTTTCTCGTGAGTAACTAATTTACCTTCATTTAAGCCGGATTCTTGAATAATCTTATCCCCATCTATCCAAACATTCCAAATTCTTATTTTTCCTTTTGTATCTTTCTTATATAACGTCTGCATCTATTTTTATTGGTTCTAATATTTCTAATCCTTCATAAGATTCTAAAATCTTTAACAATTTATAGTTCTTATAAAATTCCTCAATACCACTATCAACTCCAAAATGTTCAATATAATTTTTAAGAATTCTAGCTGGAGGAAATTTAATATCCTTAAATATTTCTTCAGCAGCCTTCTCTCCCTTACCAGGAATTCCTTTTATATTATCTGCAGTATCACCTATAATCATAGATTTCCAAAAAGCAATAATAGAATCTTCAAAAGATGTAGTAACAAACTTATTTTCTTTAGGATTATAATGTTCACCATCTATACACTTAAGTATATCCTTATCTGGACTAACAATAAAACTATTAGGAATAAGCTTTCTATAACAAACTACTAAATCATCGGCTTCTAAATCTATTAGATACTTAGCTTGATATTTTGTAATTAAATATTCTTTAACATAATCAAAATGAGGTGGTTTTTCTAATTTCTTTCTATTACCTTTATATTCTGGATCTATTTTATATCTAAAACATCGACCAACAGTTAAAAATAAAAGATAATGTGTTGATTTTGTTAACACAAATATTGTTTTCAAAAACTTATCGACTAAAGCAGTACATTGCTCTTTTGTTTTAGGTTCTTCACCTTTTTTATTAGGACAAACATAATACATAAGAAAATCAGCATCTATTAGTGCTACTTTAGTTCTATCCTTAATCTCCATTATATTTTCAACAATTGTATTAACTTCTTTAATTCAGATTTATTATTAATATAACCATAGAATAAAGTACAATTACTATCATAATCTTCATTATTATCAATGACACACAATTTAGTATCCTCATAATAAAGTAAATACCAAAAATCTTCATCTGGATGAGATTTTTTAAATCTAAATTTTAATGGAGAATTCTTAGAATTACCATTTTTTATAGATTTTAAATCTAAACTTTCAATATCTTCCTTATCAAGATATTTTATTCTAAACATATTATTATCTAGTCTAGATAATAAATATTTAATATTTGATTTATCTAATATTTCAGATCTCCAACTATGCTGCCAATCTTCCAACTTTGGATCAGTAGATTGTTTAACTTCATATTCAAATCCTATATAGAACTCCTCTAACTTAGGAGTATAATATTTCTCTTTATCCATTTTCAATAGTTATATAAACACCAGGATTATCTTTATTATATGTATAATATCTTTCATCCACCTTTAAAGGTGCTGGAAAATACACATCTGTATTATCATCCTCCCACACATCTAAAGCAGTAAATAAATCACTTATTATCTCACAAGCATTTCCAAAATCCCACTTATGTTTTGTTCCTCTTACAAAATGAAATCCTAATATATAAGGTAATTTCTTTCCTTTTAAAGATTTTTTAAATTCTTTAGCTACCTTAGTTATAGAACCATCAAATTCTTTATAATCTTTATAGTATTCAACAGTTTTATCTTTAGAGGAATATTTTTTTATTCCATGTAATTTAAGAAAATTTGTTACACCTTTAGATTTAACTAAAAATTTTCCTGTCCATTGCTTTCCATTTTTAAGAGAGGGTACTGCTCCTTTTATAAAAAAGAATTCTTGTTTTTTCTTTTTAGCCATCACTTTTATTTTCTCCTAATTTAGAACCTATAGTATTTACAGATATACCACCAATATGCTTTATACTATAATCTACACTAGGAAATAAATGTTTTCTATAATACTCATCGTATATTCTATAAGCCATAGGTGTTCTAAATCCTCTATCATCAAATTCTTGTATACCCATAGCTATACAATCCTTTGTTGTTTCTTCAGCTGCATACTCTTCAGCTGCAATTATTTCTTCATTTAACATTTTATCTTTATTTATACTTCCAAATAAATCCTCCAGAAGTTTTATATAGTCCATTACAACAAGTCATAATACCAATTCTATTTAGATTTAATTCCTTACTAGCTAATTTAGCAGATTCCCATTCTTTGATAAAATTATTATCTTTATCAAATTGAATAACAGATTTCATTCTAGCTTTAGCAGATTTCTCTTTATGTGTTTCGGATTGTTTGTAACCTTTTCTAGAATTACTAATTTTAATTTTAACTTCTCTAGATCTAATTTTACCACTGTTTCCTTTACTTATCTTAGATTTTACATCTTCTGATATAGAACTATAAATGTCTCCTAACTTAGGAAGTTTTAAATTTAATCCATTATCACCCAAAACATCAAATCCCCAACCTATTAAAGTTTCATATTTATACATCTCTTCAATAGTTGTTTCCATTACTATTTCAAATATATGATTTTCAACTCCGTATTTTCTAAAAGAATTGTATAATTTAATTTGTTGTTTACAATTATAATTTTTGTAAAAATTAAATCGCTTGGTTATATTTATAGTACTACCAATATATATTTTATTAGTTGGTGAAGTAATCATATAAATAAAACCTATCCCTTGAATCTTCAATTTAACAATCTTTTTAGTAGTTCAAATGTTTTATCTTTTCCATTAGCTTTGTAATAATCTGAAATATCTTTTTCTTCATCTACTGGTATATAGGTATAACTAAGATTCCATTCCTCCGATCTTTTTTTAGCCATAGTTAAACCTGTTGCATCATTATCAAAGAAAATAACAATTTTTTTAAATCTTTCTTTTAAATAATCTAGAGTTAATTGTGAAATATTTCCAGTTTCAGATCCTATATCAATTGCTGAATATCCAAAACCATGAAGGCATCCCACGTCCTTAAAACTCTTACTTAAAATAAGTAAATCTCCAGTTTCTGGAAGTATATCGTAACCTAAAATAACTTTATTCAAGTTATTAAACCATTTATACTGACTAAAAGGCTGGTATATTTTATATTTGTAATTTCCACCTATATAAGCATAGGCATAATCTTCTGCTTTAAATCTATTACCATTAATCCAGTAATAGCTAATTGCTTTTATTTTATCTAATGCTAGAAATTCATTAGTAACACCATATGAATTCCAATAAACAAAATCTTTTTTTTCAAACTTATGACTTCTAATCTTAATTTCAGTTTCTACGATGGTAACCTTTTCTTTATTTGGTATACCAAATACTACATTTGTAGGTATATAAGTAGATACTTTTATAAGATTAAAATCACAAGCTATAATCTTTAAACATTCTTGAAAATTACAATTAAATTTTGCTTGAACATAAGCAAAACAGTCATAAACATCCCCTGTTCCAAAGTCTTTATATAATAATCCATTAGTAAATCTCTTTATAGAGCAACTAGGCTTAGTATCAGCATAAAGCTCAGATTTAAAATTTTTACCAAACTCAACAAGATGTGGTACATAATATCTGAATATATCTTCTTCACTTATCTTCTCCAGTATCTGCTCCTTTGTCAGAGGATTGTTCTTTAACTGCATATAATTCTATATAGTAATTACTAGCTATAATATAAGCTTGATCCATTAAAAAGTCATTAATAATGTCATTTGGCACATTAATAACTCCAACATCTTCAGCTTTTTTATCATAGATATACTTTCTAACTACTTCTAATTTTTCAATAGGTAAGAGTTCTTTCTTATCTATTATTACTTGTATTTCTTCTTTTGTTAACATAATAGACATTTATTTAAATTTTTCAGAAATAAGTTTACATTGATCTATAAAAGTAGAAAAAGAATATTTATTTTTCATTATATTACACATAGTACAACAAGGAACACAATTTTCAATTATATATCCTAAATTATTATCTAAGCGATCAACACCATTTTCAGGAGAAGAATTACAATAATAACAATTAGAAGAAGTTAAGTTAGTAAATTCTTCAAAAGTTAATTCAAAAATATAATTTCTCTTAATAGCATTATTCATATAAATCTTATATTTACCTTTTAGAGTTTTACTCTGTTTAGAGACTTGCTTTAATTTTTTATCTCTATGTAATAAATAAGATTTCTTATTATACTCTTTAGCCTTATCTAAATTTCTTTCATAATACTTCCTTTTATAGAGAGCTCTTTCTTCTTTAGTTTGCATATCTATTATAAATATTAGGAGATAGATACACTATCTCCTAATATTAGTTATTAAAAGGGTAAATCGTCTTCTCCACCTGCAGCTACTGGAGATTTTGCAGTCTCAGTATCAGCAGTAATTAAGCTTGGAGTATATTCTTGCCAATCTAAAGTATAATCAGCTTTAAATTGAGAATATTGTCCATTAAGAGCTTTTGTAAAATAAGTTGTTGTTTTTTGATAAGGTCTACCAAAATGTTTAGTATAAATAACTTGATATTTTCCATCTTTAGTTACTCCTACTAAAACTCTTACTCCATAACTTACAGCATCTCTAACCATTTGCTGTAATTCTTTCATATTGCCCTTAGAAACAATTGTATCAATTGAATCTAAAACAATCTCATCTCCCTCTGCACTATTAATCCAAGCTGCAATAAATGACATAAAGTCATCTTCTCCAATAAACATTGGTCTTGCACTATCTTTATCAACAAAATCAGGTAAATTATTTACTGTGGCACCCCAACCAGTTTTACCAAATTTATCACGGTATTGAGTTTTATCTCCATCTTTATTCATTCTAACTTCATTCTCTAACCAAAAAGTTATTTTTGATTTAAACTTAGTCTCTGTATTTTCTACATAGAAATCTAATCTCACTTTCTCTTTACCATTGTTGTTTGTACTCATATAAACAGGCTCTTGCTGTGGGTTATAACCCATTGCAATAAGTTCATCCATTGTAGGATTAACTGCTTTTACTAATACATTTGTTAAGCCGGTATACAGCTTCTTTCCATCCCCTACTACTTTATCAGTAGCTCCATTTTTTAATTTCATATTTTATTTATTTAACTTTTAACTAATTCTTTTTCACCTACAAACTCCAACACTTTGTTAAATATTAAATTACAATCATTTGCAATTTTAATAACACCTTCACCTAATAAGTCTGGTGGGCATTTGGCGCTAGTACCTTCTTGTACTGCATTAAAGAAATACTCTGGCATTCCTTTATCTGTAAATTTATTATCTGCATAAAGCACAATAGTAAATTCTTTTTCTATAACTCCTTCCCACTCTTTTCCTTTAACTTTTGCTCTCTTTTCTTGATTTCCTTCTATTCCTAAAATTTCATAATGTCCAGTAATAAATACTTCCTTCTGGATACCTTTAATAAAATTCAAGAACTTACCTAACTCCTCAGCATAAGTCATCCACACATCAAAACCTTTTTTAGTAGCTCTACATTCAGCTAACAGCATATCCATATATGCAGATAAACTATCAATACATATATGATTTATTTCTTTATTATCAGCATACTGCTTTAAAGCTAACTTAACATCAGTAATAGTTTTTGGCCTATTATGATATTTAAACTTATTCTTAAATGGTAGAGGTTTGTCCTCCACATTAATAAATCCAGTTGTTTCTGGATCCATATTCCTAAAAGCATAAGTCTTACCTTTACCTGATTGACCAAGTAATAGGATTTTATAATAATCTCTAGTCATTTTCCTTCCCTTCTTTTTCCAACTTTAAATTTTCATATATATTTTTTATTTTATCTAAGAATTCATTATAAGATAAATCAGATTTAGAAATTTTATCTCCTACCTTTAAACTCGTTTTACGCATCTTTATCCCTAAAATGAATCCAACCCATTATATTAAATATAAGCTTTGCTGCATGATCTTCATCTGTTTCATTATTCATCCAAGATAAATAATGTCTTGCAGCTGATTCTTTAAATACTTCATTAGGTATTCCTTTCTCCCAATTCCTTTCTCCATAGTGTTTAGCACCATCAGCAAGCACTCTTCCTAATGCTTTTAGCATTAATGGAGAAATTAAATCTGGTCGAATTTTATTCTCATTACTATCCCTTTGTGCTCCACTATCAAAAATACGTTTTTCTTCCATTATTTTAAACTACTATATTCAGCACACAATTTATACCATTTTGGATTTTCAGCAAACTTTTCAGCTATAGCTATCTCTCTAAAATGCCCACATTCTCCTAAAAAATTCATTCCTATTATAATATCATCAGCTCCATAAGTATTCTTTAAAACACTTACACTTCTAAATCTATTTTCACCAGAGCTACTAACAAATTTAGGTATTTCATAACCTAAAAAATCATTTACCTTTAGTTTAAATGGATTAAATAATGCTAAACATACATCAGAATCCTCATATATATTACCACTATCTTTGAAATCATCAGGCTCAGGACTTACATCCTTATTCTTAAATCTTTCAATATTACCAATAGCTCTATTAAACTGACTAATAACTACAGGTATAAATCCAAAACTATCTCTAACTAATCCCATATACTCTGATAATTTATCAGTAGTTTCTTTCTTAGTTAAGTGTTTACCACCATTTATTTCAGATTTACATTTACCTATATGATCTATTATAATAATAGTATATAAATTAGGATCATTAGGAATGTATCTTTTACTATATTCATTTATTGCTTCATATTTGCCATTATTCATAGCATGAGCATTAATATGTTTATAGATACCTGTTGGGTTCTCTGCTCCATCTATAATTTCAACAACTCCAGAAGAAAGCATATTATCAAAGTAAGTTTGATAACCTTTAATAAGTTCTATCAAACTAGGTTCTAACTCAAACTTTTTACCTTGCCAACCTAATAAAGTTTTAGTATCAATTATAATTCCATGATCCATATAAAGTTTTAAACATAACCATTTGGCTAGCTTATATCTTTTATTACGTTCCATAGATCTATAAATAATCTTAATCTTTATATTGGTTTTATCTTTATTAGCATACCACCAATCATAAACTCCAAGAACATAAGCTAAATCAACATAAGCTGTTTTTCCAGTATTGTGAGTTACTGTAAAATCTTCTAAAAGAAACAAATGATCACCATCTAATTGAAATCCGTAATAATTATCAACAATATCTTTTTCTATTTTAATTTGTGTAATAACACTATCAAAAATTATAGATTTTCTAACAACTTTTTTTCTTAAAACTTTAATTGGTAAGTCTTCCAAATTTTTTCCATAAATACTAATTTTATAAACCCGACATTGATAAATCGAACCATCAGATCTTTTCATCTTTGCTATTTTTGGAATTAAACTTGTATAATAACCTAAGCTTCTAGAAAGATATGTAATATCCTCTGCTAATTGTTTATTTTTTTGAGTTATAGAATAACCACCTTTTGAAAAATGTCCATCACTATCTATTAATCCTGCTAAAACATTTAACCTAACCTCTCTGGAATTATATTTAAATTCATTAGGAATATGTTTATTTCCTAATAAACAATATCTAGATAAGGCAACAGATAGTTTATTTGTTTTTATATCCCATTTCCATTTAGAACCATTGACAATTTTATCTGTCTTGGTTGCCCTAAAGATATATTCCGCTTTAATATTATAAAATTCAGAAGCTTCTTTTACAGAATTCCAAGATCTTAATACATTAAAAAACGAACCAGAATATTCTATTAATCTCTTATCTGATGAAAAATCATAGGTAATACCTGATTTATCAACTTTACAAATTAATTGATTTTCTGAAGCATATTTAAACAAATAATCAACTATTTCTTTATCAACATTAGTAACTTGTGGTTTTTTAGAAGTTCCATCTCCTAGCCACAATCCTAAAAAATAAGGGTCTAAAATAATTGTTTTTTCATTAAAATCTACTCCTGTTTTATATCCTTTGTAACCCTTATTATGATAATTATTTTTTAAAACATTTAAAACAGTTTCATTTTTTAAAGTTTCTTTTTGTCCTATATTAGTAAATATTCTTTTTCTTTTATTTTTAGGTAAATGTAATTGATCTGGTATTGTTTCTTTGGAATAAATAACTTCCTTCTTTTTTAGACTTAATATATGATTTTCGTTTACTCTATAATCTAATCCTTTATCTTGTCTTATCCAATACATTTGCTCTACTCCTCTTGCTAGAGATAAAACATTTCTTGGTTTTGAATCCGGGCCCATTAATTGATCCCCAACCTTTATATCTTGAACTTCTTTTATAGAACCATCATACATTATTATTTTTGTTCCGTATCCAAGACACCCAGAATTTCCTCCAATTAGTGTATATAAAGATTTCTGAATTCCATTTACAACACCAGATAATTTTTTAAAAATAATAGGAATACCAACATTCTCTCCCGCAATACCTCTATCTATATCCTCTAGTAATCCTTTAAAATCTGACATTATAATCTTGTTTTATTCTCTGTTCCTTTTTTAACCTCATCAACCTCTAAATCAGCATACTTTTCCCAAGTTCTTTGATTAAGAAATACTTCTATTCCTACTAAATAAGGATGAGCATTCTTAACATAAACTGGTAATGTTCGCATTATTTTTTCATGTTCTCCAGGCTTTTTAACTATATCTAAATACTTTCTTTTAAGCTCTAAAGCTTGTTTAGTATCAGTATCTTTAGTTCTTAATACTCTATATCCTCCAGTACCATTTGGTACTTTAATTGGATAAGAACTAAAAAACTCGAAAAACAAACTATCTGAGGTCTTAACCTCAAATAGCTGTTTTCCCTTTTCTCTTAGTATAACTCTATTTTCCTCATTACATTTTATATAACCCTCTTTTTCAAGAAAATTCAATTCCTCAGATGTTATATAAGCACTCTCCACATCAAGAAATATACTATTTAAAAAAATATATTGATTAGCAGTTAAGTTAAGCCTTTTTAACTCCTCTATATCAATTGTAATCTTCATTATTCTGGATAATCACTATTTTCATCGAAGATTTCATCATCTTCATCTTCCTCTGGACCATTTGTTTCACCTGTTCCATCACAATACCAGCATTTTTCAACTACTATTGTGTCATCTTCACTAACTAGTTCTCCTGAACCTAAACATTGTTTACATTTACACATACCAAATTAATTTAAATTAAGATAATCCTATTATTTCACTCATTTCTAAAGCTTCTAAAGTATCTAGATCTTCTAATGCATACTTCTGAACATCTTCTGGTAAACAAATACACTCAAATTCATCACTGATTAGCTTAGCTAAGTCTTCTGCTGAACTGGCATATTTAACTCCATAATAACCTCGAACCATTGTAACACATAAATCTATAACTAAAGGATCTATTCTTTTCATAAGCAATTTATTTTATACTTCTACTATCAATGTAATTTATCTTACTTTCATCAAACCCCAACATTGCTTTCTTACACCATTGTTCATCAACACTATTGTTAACTAAAATAATATCAATCTCTGCATCTTTACCAAAATCAAAATTCATTGTTCTTAATAATTTCTGAATTGCTAATTCTTCAGAAGATTGTAGTTGATGACAAATTGCATTTTTTAAATCTTGCAATGTTACACCCATACTAACCATTGATACTACAGCTACTTTATTTATCTCTTTATTAGAGAATAATTTTAATTCATTACCAACAGATTTACTATGATAACTATACTCACATAGTTTATTAGCTACATCTGTTAGTGTTGTAAAAACTAAAACTCTTTCTCTTTTATCTATTAGCTTTTTAGCAATATCTAATTTCGTTTTACAAGTATAAAGAAGTTGACTTCTTAATCTTGCATAATTCATTTTAATATTGTTATACTTAGGATCATTCCAAGCTAATATTCTGAATCTTTCAAATTGCTTTGTAAGATATTGATAATGTTTTAATTCAGTAGTCATAAAGGGAGACTTTTTAGTTCCTCCCACTATGTACTTATCAGTATCATCTAGATTACAAGTTATAATATTTATTCGATAATCACTAATAATTTTATCAGCAATAGCTTGTTCTAGAGTATAATTAAATTTAACAATTAATCCCAGATTCTTTTTAAGTTCTTTCAAGGTACTATCAGATAGACTACCTGTAATACCAAAATAAGGTATACCTAAAAGTTTTAAATGTTCTTGTTGCTTTGTACTTAAAGAATGTACTTCATCACAACAAATTAAATCATAATCCGTTGGTTTAACTTTATCTAAACTTCTTTGATTTATAATTTTAATATCAAGATATTGGTAATTCCATTTCACTATTTCAGAATTCCAGCTATCTATAATAGTATCATAAGGAGCAGTAATAAGAATTCGTTTAGTGAGATTCTTAAAACTATCCAGTACTATTTTACTTTTACCTGTTCTAGGAGCTAGAAAATAAATTCCAGTATAATTATTAGAGATAATAGCTTCAGTAGCTAATTTTTGAACTTCTTCTCTTTTATTCAACTAATTCTTCCTCTTCCTTATATGAGAATAATTTCTCTAACCATTTATTCATTACTAATGAGGTGTTTTTCATATAAGGAATACAATCTTCAAGCTTTTCTTCTGGATACCAAACAGCATAGCCTTTATTAGTTCTTAAATCTATACCTAATCCAGAAGTCTTATTTGCTAGTACTTTATTACCAGTATATTTCAACCAGCAATGCATACCATTATTTTTTGTTTTATAGTTATAGGTAATAAGTAGTTCATTAAAAATATCTTCAGGAATATTATCAAATCCACTAATTTTACCATGATTATCTATATCAATTATTATATAATTAACAGAAGGACATACAGCTAACTGATATCCTTCTGGTACTTTTCCTTGAAACAAAACTCCATCTGGAAGACTACCCCATTTAATAATGGGAGTTTTATCCTTCAATAAAAAACTCTTCATCTTATTTTATTTCTACAACATCAAACCCAACTAATTCATCTTCCAAAGCTTCTTCTAAAGTAGTATCAGCTAAAGTCCAATCTGCTTCCTTTAAAGAAGCATTCATCTTCTCCTTTGATGTAAATATAATATTTTCCCAATCCATACCCATATCCCATTCACACCAAATTCTATATCCGGTTTTCATCTTTAAAAAGTATATAACTTTTTATTTTCTTTTTTCTTCCACCATTTACCATAATCATTAGCTTGAGCAAACTCAAAAACTCGTTCTAACTCTTCTAAATAATTACCATCAGTATCTGGACAAGTTCTCTCAATAGCTTCTTCAATTTCTGTAACATCTGTAGTTCCTAAATGTAAAGCATATCCAGAGATAGTACAACATTCAGAATTTAACTCACTTCCTGTATCAGAAAAATATAATCCATTGTTTTCAATGAATTCAGCCAACTTCACAATTCTTTCTTCCATATCTTCAAAATTAAATATTGTTATATGGATTATTATCAACCCACTCTTTCAAAAAATCATCTAACGCTGTTCCTTCTAATCCCAGCTCACTAAAACTATCTCTTTTACCTATTCTACTCCAGGTATCTTTAGAGCCAGTTAATTCAACTTTTGGAATTGTATTTGGATTTTGCAGAGATTTTAATAAATCATCTATAGTCATATCTCCCTTATTTTTATTTGTAACAATTCTAATTCTTTATCAGAAATTTCATGAGTTTTTAACCATAACTCAGAAATCTGTTTTACTATTAAGATATTAGCTTGTGTAATTTTTAATCTTTCATTAAAAGACTCAGAATTAAAAACGCTTTCAAATTCTTGTAATCTTTCAATCAGTTCTATATATTTTAATACTACTGCATCAGTATTATAACCTCTTTTATGGTATTTAAAACACCTCTCAAGCTGCCTTAATATTCGACTTAATTGCCAAATTTCAGAACTATAGAACACTGTATTCCATTTATTCCACGATGCTACTTTATCTCCTTTACTTTCAGATAAATCTAAGTATTGTTCTGTTTCAATATCCCAACCTTTACAAATGATATTCATATCAAAAGATGAGATTACTGAAAATATATCCTGACATTTCTTTTTTAATACTATATTAACTGGAATACAAGTATTATATGTAAACTTAATAGTTATAAGACCAAATTTAAAGAATGTACTTTCATTCTTATTTATATATTGTTCAAATTTCCATTTCTCAAGTTTATCTATTATAGTAAATAAAGGACTGTGATGCATTGCAAAAAGCAATTTTACAAATGATTTTTCATCATATACAAAAACATCAACATCTTGTCCTGGATAATAATCTAATAAACAACTCCCGGTTATACAACCTTTTATTGGTTGCTGTTTAATCCATTCTATCGCTTGTTCTATTTGTTCTTTCATATTATTAATTAAATTAAGAAGAAGAGAGATTATTATAAGTGTTTTTAGTTTTTAAGACTAATCTTAATGCAGGTTACTTCCTGGGTGCCGCCGGATACTCTCTAATATCTGTGTCCACTCCCTATAATATTGGCTTCTTCTTAATTATATTTTATTAACTTAACAAATCAATTGTGTTTGTTACAGCTTCTTGAATTTCTGCAACAGTATAGATTTTTTTCAATTTAACAACATCTTGTTCAAAGAATAAACCGAATTCTTCGAATTCTTTTAATACATTGAACTGTTGCATAAATTGATTAATCTTTTTAGCTTTTCCTTTATTCTCAGTAAATGCAACAAATGCCAAAGCTTCTTTAGCTAAAGCATCGGTAGTAGGTCTTTCTACTTCTGTTGGTTCACTTACATAAACTACTGAAGGAGCTTTTACCATCATTGCAATGACTTCTGCTCTCAATCCTTCTACTGTATCTGCTTTCTTTCCTTTAAAATCTTTTCCTTTTGCTAATTCAGCAAAAGTCATAATGTAATTTGCATACTCTTGAGCTTTTACAAATTTCTCATTATACACTGGATTTTTAGAGCTTTTCTCACTAAGATACCCACCATTAATCAAATCTACTTCTGTACTTTTTAAAAACTTTTTACTCATTTTTTCTTGTTATTATTGTTTATTACTATCTTAAATATTTTACCCAATCTTCTATTCTTTCTTCACGCTTTGGAGAAAACCATCTACCATAAGCTGCTAAATGTCTTATTCCTGCAGTATGCAGAGATATTAAAGTATCTACTTCCCACTGACATAATTTCTTACCATCATCTACACTAATACTTCTAACACCTTTATGATAATTATTATATTCATTACACCAAGTATAACCTGGGTCATCATTATCTCCAAAAACAATAGCTGTTCTATAACATCTTTTTTCTTCAGTTACTAACTTTTTAAAAAAGACTTGATCATTATCCATACCATTTTCATCATAAACTCTTTTTACATCAAGTTCATGCATATTTTCGTAGGTATATAATGTAGATTTAGAACCAGTAATTAATAAATCAGCATAAAATGATTCAGCTAAATTCTTAGCTAAAGTCAAACAAGTGCTACTAACAGCTCTTGGAATACTTCCTGATATATCAATTATAATTAGATTTCTATTTGGAGAAGATAATTCTATTCCTCCATACATACCTTCTAATTTTTTATTATACATATGATGATTGTAAGTTGCAAAATTATGTATATTTGTCTTAATTGCATCTTCAATTCTGCTTAACCAAATAGGAAAAACATTTAAAGATTTTAACTTTTCAATATCTACATAACAAGAGCAATCTCTTACAAAGTCTTTAAACTTTTCACTAATACTTTTATCAAAAGGACAAAATGTTGATACATCCACATCTCTATCATAATCCCCACTAGAAACAAATTCCATATATACAGAACTTCCATAATCAAAAGATGTAATATCTTTAAACCCTGCTTCTAGTAAAATTCGTCTAAAATCAAATGGATAACCACTCTTTACTGCATTCTGATACAGTACTTCATACTCTAATAATCTAATCAAATAATCTTCTACTTCTGGATCACCAAAAATAAAAGGAACTCCAATTGGAATACTAGGTAAATCCTCCCTATCACTTACCAAAAATACTTTTGGTAATTCAATCTTGTTTTTACTTTCTAATAATTTCATCTTTTTAACTTATCAATTCATCTACCACTTTAGAAGGAACAACATCTATAGCATCTCCTGAGGAAACTACAACTGGTTCTTCTACTTTCTTCTTTCTAGTATATTTTCTTTTAGGTTTAACTACAATATAAGAATCATATCTAATTAAATCTATCCATTTAAGCATTTCACCAGGTAAAAATTCTTTTTCATCTGTAAGCTTAATTGGTTTATCAGAAGTATTTTGTATTAACTCTTCTAAATAAGGTAACACTTTTCCAGAATAAGGAGTATCAATATTTTTTATTAACATATTAACAGCCTTATCCACACTTCTTGGAGTACAATAATTACTACCTATAAAATCTTCTCTTGTTATAAGAGTAGATAATTTTTCTCCAATACTTCTTGTTATTTTATATTTCTCAATCATGTAATCAATCCACATAGATTTATGAAACTTAACATCATACCAAACAAATCTTTCTTTAATCTGTGGAGTAAGTGGCACTGCTCCTTGTGGATTTGCAGCTGCTACTATCATAATATCTGGTAATGGCATACCTGATATCATTTTTCTTTGTTCCAATACTGTTAAACAAGCATTTAATACAGTTGGATTACCATTCAACAATTCATCAAAGAATAAAATATCACCATCTTTCAAACTTTCCAATTTATCAAAATTATAATATACCATTTTCTTAACCTCTTTATCTGGAATAGCAATTCCTGATATTTCAAAAGGTGACATTTGGGAAGTTATAAATTCTACTAATTGAACTCCTTTTTCTTTTGCAAACTGTTCTATTATTTTTGTTTTCCCTAATCCTGGATTACCGAGAAATAAAGGAACTATACTCTTTCTTAATTCTGGATTAGAGTATATTCCTTCCAGCACTGATTTTATTTTATTCATACAAAAATCTTTTTCTTCTTCTACTTTTTTTTCTAAAACTACTTCATCTTCAACTAATACTATATCCTCTAGTTTAAAATTTACACCAAAAATATTATCAAATAAAATGAAAGATCTTCTTCTACTTCTACTTCTTTCAGCTGCTTCTATCTCAGCCACATCTCTATGAGATAGGCTATAAACAGAATGTCTTATTTCTTCTATTTTTATATCTCTATCAACTCTAGGAAAACTAGATAAATAATGCATTACATTATAAGTAAGCATTATCTTAATTTTAGAACCTGCTGTAAATTCTGACATTTAACTCTTTTCTTTTTTTCTATCCTCTTTTAACCAAGACCTTCTTTTTCTCCCTTTCATAATACAAAGATAAGAAAAATAATTGAGAAAAACAAATTTTAGCTAGTACAAATAGAACTTTATTAGACTGATAATCAATTAGTTAAATACCTATTTTATCAATTATTTTACTACATTTATCAATATAGTATTTATAATTAATATCGTACTCTTTAAGCTCTTTTTTAACATATTTATTGAATATAGTTGATGTATAACTAGCTTCTACTTCAGCTTCTCTAGTCCCATCATCAATATTACCAAATATATCAAATTGATTACTTGCATTCTTACTATCCAATTTAGGTAACTTTTTAATAATGTGTATACCTTTATTAGAAACATAAAATCTATTAATTTTCTGAAGTTCTACTTCAGTTTGTTCTTCTTTATTAAAAGCAACTAATCTATTTTGTCCAATTGATTTAACTCCTAAACAAAAATCATAAATATTATTATGAGTTCTTATGGTTTTTTCAATTGGTATATTATTAATAAAATATTGTTCTAAAGCTAATGGAACTATTCTAGCAGATTTATTTTTATGTAACTCAAATTCAGTTACAAAATCACCTTTCTGTTTAATTTCTCCATTATATTTAACAGCTAAATAATCATTAACACTTGTTTGTATTAATAATTTATAATCACAATATTCTAATTGACCAAATTTATCATTACCTACTAATATTTCCCATTCTTTACAAGTTTTATAATAAACTTCTTCAAGGGATTTATCAAATAAACAAACAATACCATCTGTATTAGCAGATACTACATGAATTTTATTAAGTTCTAAAGATTCAATTAACATTAATATTTCAACTTGATTACCAATTGTAACACAATTCATAACATAAGGATCAAATTGCCAATTATATTCTTCACCTAATTTACCATATCCACCTCCATTAAGACTTAATTTATAAGCCTCATTTATACTCTTTTTTCCTTCTCTTTTAGCTTTAATTCTATCTTCAAATGTTTTTCTATATCCTATTAGCCATTCTTTACCCAAATGTCTTGGATGAAGTTCTCTTTTAATTAAACTCCAAGGATATTGAGAGCCTATATCAGCATCTCTAAGTATTTCATTTTCTTTAGGTATTATTTTACGTGGTAAATCTTTAGAATGTATACCACCTTTTGCTATGCAATAAGTTGTACTGTTAAAAGTAAATTCAAATTCCTGGTCTTTCTTTGTTTTAGAATGACTCTTTTTTATCTTTATATCTATACTTGATAAAGCGTTTACAAAGTTATTAAATTCAGTTGTTTTAAACTTCATATAAGAAGGAAAACAATCCTTGAATTTATATACTGTATCATCTTTAACAGGTTTTGGAATATCTTTAACGTCTATTTGTTTAATATTACAATAAGACAATTTATTAATCGTATCCCCTATTTTAACATCATTGTAATTAATACAATTAATACCAAATTGAGAAATAATATCTTTTCTTAATTGAATTTTATCAATTCCTTTATATAAAGGATGTTCTGTATCTCCAGTAGTTACTTTATATAACTCATATGTAGCTTTAACATCATATTCATTGTAAAGTAATATACTATCTATCTTATCTTCCGTAACTTCTTCATAATGTTTAATAGGCATTTCCTCAATAGAATCCATATCTAAAGAGAATTCACACCATTTTAAAGAAGTCATTCTTTGTTTATTATTAAAATGCCAGATTTTAAACAAATCTAGATTTTTAATATTTAATTTCCATTCTGGATAATCTGAAAATCCTCCAGCATTAGATTTAATAATTACTTTTTGAGAGTAATTATAAATTAACCCACTTATCTCATCACCATCTAAACTTAACCATCTTTTATAGTTAACTTGGATATATTGAATTATCTGACTATCAAATGATAGATTATTAAATCCAATTAATCCTTTTAAACTATTTAAATGTTCTATAAAGATTTCTAAGTCATTCCTAAATTTGCATATAACAAACTTAGAAATGACTTTAGAATCTCTATTCATTCCAACATAGCTAAAAAAATTAGATATTGTTTCAACATCATAAATTTCTACCATTGTTTTTTAAACTAAATATCTCTTAGAAAATGACTCTACCTTGCTTAATTTGTAAATAAAAGCAAGTTCTCCATCATCTGCCTTTTTCTTCAACTCTTTTGTGAATTCATTTAAAGCAACAACCTTACTTGAAGCTTTCCCCACTACAACAGTATCAGATTTTTCTTTTTTTTCCAAATAAATTCATCATAATTTTAGTTACTTAAGTAAACAAAAGCTTTATGATATTTTTCCAATCTATCAAAATCCTTTTTTCGTAATCCTTTTAACCTTGTAATATTAGAATTATCCTTTAAATCAGATAATTTAACAGCAACGGCATCTTTATTAGTGGCGATTCCTTTTATATAAGAATCATAATCTTGTTCCTCTTTATTATGAGTTAAAAGAGTTAATGCAGAGGTTACCCTTTGTGAAAAACCCATCTGAACTAACATTTCTATAGTAAAGTCTTCAATATCTTCAACTACATCATGTAATACAGCAATTTGCATTAATTCTTCATCCTTTTGATCTACATCACTCATAACTCTTAAACAATGTAAAATATACGGTTTACCAGATTTATCTAAAATATTTTCAAATAATCTGGAAGCTAATGCTATAGCTTTAGATAAGTTATTCATAGTTTTAATCGTCTTCTAAATAAGAATAAGGCTCTTCATCCACAACTTCTCCTGTACCTTCACACATAGTGCAATCTTCCATTTCTTCAATATTTCCTTCACAATGAGGACATGTTTTAAAAACTGGATCATCTTGATAACACGGATTATCTGGGCGGCCTTCAGGATCAAAATTATGCTTTTTGTAGCCTTTTCTCATATTATTATTATTAAAAAATAAAGTAAGTAACTATCACATCGCTAGTTCAAACACATCTGGGATCCACCTCTGTGATTTCTACCTACTAGTATCAAGTTACTTACTTTATTCTTATTTTATTACTTCATGTTAGTAATATTCTCAATTCTTGCTTTCAGTTCAGTAATTTGAACTTGAGCTTCTTTAACACTATCTGCAGTTCTGTCTTTTTCTGCAGTTATTTTTTCTTCGATTCTTGAAACTGCCAACTCTGCTGCTTCAATTCTGTTTAAATATTCATCAAGAAAATCTTCTTGTTTTGCATTTGTTGCAACATCATCAGGCTGCACATTTAGATAAACATTTGTTAATTCTTCTTTTGCATCAGCCAATTGATCTGCCAATGCGTCCAAAGCATTTTTTGAATTGAACTTCAGATTTTCAATGTTCTTCTCATGAAGAGCAATATTCTTGTTCAAATTCTTTACTACTCTTTCAAAGAAAGATCCCAATTTACCTTCTTCTCCTAACTTTAAAAAGTTAACGATTTTTTCAACGATTGAAAATTTTGTTGCTTCCATTTTGTTTTGTTAATAATTGTTTTTTGTTTTTTTTAATCTTGAGTCCTTTTAATTACTTTAACCTTCTTTACTTCGTATATTGGAGCCTCTTGTGGAGGCAACTTTCTTTTTCTTTCTGTTTTTGCAACTTCGTGTACTCTAGCAATAGATTCAGAAACTATTGGAGCCCACTGACCATCTTTATATAGAGTACCTTTACCATCTTCAGCAAAAACTAAATTTGGATTTTGAACATTAAAAGATTGTGTGACAACAGTAAAAATTTGTCCTCCCAAAAGATTTTTATAAGTAGTTCCAGAAGGATATCTTCTTTTTGCTTCTTCTAATAAATATTGTTCAGGATCTTCTATTCTATCTTTATGTCCTTTAGGAAGATATTTACTGATTTCAGTCATATCTGCTAACTCAATAGAATTAAATTCTATGCTTCCACCTGAACCGTAAGAACCAGAACTACTTATCCATTCAGTAAGCCAAATATACCCACTACCATAATGACGCTCATATTTACCATAATACTTTTTAGAGCTACCAAGATGTTTATACCATTTTCCTTTAATAAACTCTTTTTCTGATGTAATTGCAGACACAGGAGGAACAGGAGGTTCAATAAATTTTATTTCAGATAAATATACAAACCAATAACGATCTAAATAATAAGCATACTTATAAACAGATTTATCTTTATGTCCATCATTAGAAGAACGTACATTATTTAGTAGATAATAGCAACCATTCTCTTTATGAATTAAAGCTTTGTCAATAAAAGTACCATCCCAATAAAATGAAACATACTTACCTACATTTCTTGTGATTTCCTCATAAGTCATTATCGTTTCTTTTTTAATTTTATCAACATGACCATCTGGTAATAAATCTTGTATTTCAGAAAGATCAGTTAGTACTCTAGCCTCTTTTAAAAAATCTGAAGCAGACCAATAATCTCCACTTACATATCTTCCAGATACTATAGTATCACCATCAATTCTTTTTTCAGCAATCTTAGTAACTTTAATATAATGTTTACCTCTTGAATTAGTCATTACCGACCATTTACCTATAATAAAATTACTAGGTGTAGTTTGTAACTCTAATTCATATTCAGCAACACTCCAAGTTCCAGATTTATCTGATTCATAAACAGAATAATAGTCTCTGAAACCTGTTCTTATTTCAAGATTTTCTAAACCTTTCTTAAAATATTTAGCATTAGAAGAACTAGAACTAATGAATCTTACCTTATCGCCTGCTTTAAATTTAGAAACATGTTTTTTAGGTTCTTCTATAACATAATCACCTTGTCTTTTCCATAAATCTATTTCTTCAGGCGTTGCTATTCTAAAAGAATCAAAACTAGACCATTGACTACCTACTTGTTGTCCTTGATGATATATTACAAGTGCACCTCTTTTACTACTTTTGTGAACTTGACACACAGTATTTGATCGTAATTGAAGATAACCATTTAAAGCAACAACTATATCATTTACTTTTACAAGAGGAGTTTCAAAAACTATTTCTTCTTTTGATAAAGTATTATAAGGTTTACCAATCTTATTATAGTATTCGATTTCAGTAGCATTAGCTTTCCTAACAGCATAAGCTTTTATCCAATAACCACCATCACTATTATCAAAAGTAAATCCTGCATCTCTCACATTACAATTAACTGCATTAGACTCAGATTGATCTTTTAATAATTTAAAACAATAGTTAATCATTTTAGAACAACTTGGATTACACTCATCATTACTAACTACCACAATATAATCATCCTTTTTAAAAGGAGATTTAATTAAAGTAGTCACATCATAAGGTTTTCCTAATCTGTCATACTCAGCTATTTCTTCTTTAGTTGCGTATCGCCAATCAAGTAATTTATCACGTTTATCAAAAGTTAAACTAACATTGGAATCAGTTTCACTTCCAGACATTACTCCTTTAACAGGACACATAAAAGTAGCATGTTTTCTTTGTTTAAAACAATGATTGTTTTTACCACAATTATAAGTAGAATAATCATTCTTAATTTTAATAGTAACTATATAATCATCTTTTTTAAACATTGTTTCTTCAGTTTTAGTACACCATTCTTCAAAAGAATAAACTAAACCATTATTTCTTTCATACCACTCTTTATAGCCAT